TGTAATACAGAAGCTGTCATCTTTATTACATTAGTTTGTGTTGTTTGCATTTTTAATATATCTCCTGCTTCCAAGATAAGAATGTTGTTAAATGTAAGTAAATCAACTCCATCGCTTGGTGTAACATTAGATACATCGAATTCAAAGTCAGTTGAGGAACTAGCGTTAAATACTTTAATTGTAACATCTAGCGCACTCCCATGTGTATTGAATAATTTAATTGTTTTAATAATACTTGTTGTAGCATCAGGTGATGTATACATGCTAACATCACTTCCTGAAGCATTAATAGTTGCTTGAATATTTTTATATACATTAGCCATTACTGTGAAAAGAAAGTAAACCTTTCTGTTTCTTCTTTTTGTTCCTGTAAAAATGTTGAGTTTAATTGTTCAACGATTGCTCTTAATGCTCTAGCAATCTGTCGTTGATTATCAACTTCGTATCGTTCTTTTGGTTCTGGTATTCTTACTACTACTTTTGTCATTATCTATGTGGATTCCCCTCATATCCTCCGCCGCCTTTACTACCACCACCTTTACTACCACCATTGCCACCTTTACTTGATCCACTCCAACCTGTATCAGTGTGTGGATTATGGCTACCACCTGTATAACCTTGTTGTTTACCATATTCAGAGTGTGGGTTAACAGTTCCTGTTTTATCTCCTTTTTCTGCACCTTTGTTAATATTAGTTTCATTTCTATTAACTCTAGCTTGAATTTTAGCAGTTTCTCTTTGTTGTTTTTGTCTTTGTTTAAGTTCTTCTATTAATTGAGATTTTGTTTTTATTTTGTTAAAGTTTATTTTTGATAAATTTACATTTCTTATTAATCCTAGTAAGTTAGTTGTTATTCCATATTTTTCTTCTATATCTTCTTCAGTAAGTGTTCCATCAACTATTCCTTGTATATCGCTTTTACTTATACCATATTTACTTCCTAATGTTTTACCGATACGATCTATTCTTTTATCAAAAGTTTTATCAGTCATTTGCGATAAATTATATCCAGCCATAACCCCTTGAGGTGTATTGTAACCACCTGGACCTGCTACTATTCTACCAATATCATCAGTTAAAACACCCATACCTCTTGCTTGATTTTCCATAATTGCTCTTTGATTTATAGGCAACATGTTTTGTATCATTGGTCCCACCTTTGATAATATACCTATGCTAGGTAAAGCACCTACAGCTTTATCTAACAATCCAGCGATTCCTGTTCTAGGCACACCTGTATTTATTCCATAGTATTCAGGATACATATCCATTTGTTTTCTTTGTGCTGTATTAAGTTGATTGGGGTTTAGCACTCCAAAATCTTGAAAAGCTCTAAGATCATAGCTAGGTTTAAAGTCAGTTCTTATTTGATTCATGTTTGGGTTAAACGGACTAAAACCACCGCCTCCACCTTGTCCACCACTAAATATTCCTGTTTGTCCAGGAGGTGGTTGATTTACATTTGGCACACCACTTTTACCACCCCCTAAATAATATTGATATAAATCATATATCCTATTAGGCGTAGGCGCGTAATTTTGCATAAAGTCTACTACTGGTTTTACCATTATCTTCTCCCGTCAGGTTGTAAGTCTATTCTAACTGTACCAAATCTCCAAGTTTCTGCCGTAGAACTATTAGAAATTTGAATGTTAGCAAAACGACCACGTGCTCGTGTATCTACTTTAGTCGTTGATGACGTTAATGTAAAGGGACTATAGGTGCTAGCAGTATCAGTTTGTGCAGGAAAGTCTTTTATACCAACAGTTAATGTTGCATTTCCTGTAAGAACTTTAAAATTAGGTAGTATTCTTCTCATTGCTAAAAAGAACTCACCATTTCCTTGAACATCTAAATCAAAATCATATGATTTTATATTTGATGCAATCGCTGTAGTTGAACCATCAGGATTAATCTGTACCAACCTCATGTTCAAAATATGTTGTTTGACCTAATCCGTTTAAACCTATTATACTAGGAAAAGTTCCATCTGCACTATCATTAAATTTTGTTGCAAAAGGTTTTGGATATACAATAGAGTCAACCCAAGTAGTTCTTGCTTCGCTTCCTGTATACCATATTAAACCATTTTGTGGATTGGATTCCCCATAATTATAAACCACATATCTATTATTATAAGCTGATCCTGATGTAGGATACCACCAAATTACTTCTGAAAATAAATTATTAATACCTGCACAAACTTGTTGGCCTTTTGTTGTATCAAAGTCATCATAAACATAATCTTCTACAGAAGATAATAGTGTTTTAACTGTACCATCAAATGCAAAGAAACCATTATTACTTATCCAATAAGCAATACCATCTATTTCTACAGCTGCGTTCTGTCCTATTAATCCACAGTTTGTACCTACTTGTTCAAATCCAAAAGTAAACGGGGCTCCAACAAATTTCATGGTATATAAAGCATTGTCTGTCCACACCAATATATTTTCTTTAGCTATTAAAGCACCTATTATTTTAGTTCCGTCCTGTAACCTTTGAGAACCTGCTGAGTTAATAGCTGTAGGTGTATAATCGTTAATTGATTCTTGATCTGAAAATCTAATAAACATATCGTCTTGCGTAGTTGGATCACCGATAGTTGTTTCTGTTCCAAAATGTATTAAGTGTCTAGTTGTTGGTGATATAAGTGTAACTCTAGATGCAGTAGGATTACCTAATGAACCACTAATTGCCGTACTAAAATTAGTTGTAGTTTTAGATGCTCTAGTTGTAAAGTTGGCTGCAATAGAAGAATCCCAAGTAAAAGTTTCACCATTAGCAATAGTTGCAACTAATACTTGACCAAAGTTACTTAAAGACCAAAGCCCTGGTTCAAGAGTCACGGTCGATGCAGACACAGCATCTCCAAACCCTGTCCATAAAGTTGCATCTTGAACTGTTGTGTTAGTAGAATGAGCTTGACCATTTGATGTACCTGCTGTTGCTGTACCTTTTGCACCTCTAGTAATACTTAAAAAATTTGTAGCGTTTGTTGAACCATAAGTAATTAACTCAGCAGTCGGAACTGTGCCAACAGCTATTGTTCCTGAAGAAGCAAAACCTGTTGTTGAGTCTACAGTCACACTTGTGCCTGATCCACCTGTACCTGCCGTGTCGGCATTTAATGATCCATCTAATTCTGTGCTTTGCGAACCTGTTATTGTTCCACCATAATTACCAATACCAAAACCATAACCATAAGATTGTGCCTCTGGTCCAACCGTTTGATATGGTTCTACTGTGCAAGAACTTCCTGAAGTTAAATCAGAACCACCTCCGTTAGCTTCTGCTGATGGTGATGTAATTGTAAAAGTTGTTGATGTAGGAACTGTAATAACTTGACAAAGTTTATCTTCAAAAGTTGAAGCGGCAATACTAGAACCTGTAGGCATCGTTACTGAATCTAATTCAATAATATCTCCTACTTCTAATCCATGGTTAGTTGATGTTGTAATTGTAACAGCGGTTCCTCTAGTTGTACTCGTAGTTATAGTTGAACCTGTAAATGTAATTTGAGCTCCTGCATTATTACTTCTAAATGGAGTAATATCATACAGGGCTCCTTCAAAATATATTAATAAAAATTTATCTGTACCAATTGCAACATATCTATTACCATCAAGATCAACAAACGCATGTTGTTTTCTAGCAACACCTACTATTGTATCTGGAAGAAGTGAAGACCATCCTCCAACTTTTTCAGGAAGATTATATCTAAAACGAACGTTGTCAGAATCAACCCATCTGTTTTCTGCACCAACAGATGTATCTTGTTTATCGATTCCTGATCTAAATTTAAAGTCAATGAGAGCCACTGATTACTCTCCTAAGCTGTGTTAGTCTTAAATGC